GTTGTCTACGATGGTATCATTGGGTTTATGTCAATCCAGTGATGTAGAATTTACCATCTGTGGAGTAAATATGTTCACTGCACGCGCACGGAAACAGCAAAGTACAGCTGTTGATTTAGTTGATGCCATTTTGACAACCGTTGTTGCTTTTGTCGAAGGTGGATTTGAGTGTTTTCGTCAGAGAAGTTTTAGACCTATGTTGTATGGAGATACTGAATTGACTTCTTTAGAAGAGCAATGTGTGCGATGTGAAAGATTGTTTGAGTTTGCTAAGACAGGTGATGTTCATAATGCTGAAGATGGTATGACTGAAGCTGAATATTTCAAACTTTTATTAGACACTATTGAGCGCCTCAAAGAAACTCGGCATACTGCCAAATCTTTGATGGCGCAGAAAATGATATCTATGAAATTAGAAAAGTTGCAGAAACAAAAAGTTCAGTATGAGCGTATCTGTAACAAAGCTGGTCTACGTGTAGCTCCATGGTCATTTCTTATTTATGGCAATTCTGGAGTTGGAAAGTCTTCTATTGCTAACATATTGATGATTGCTTCATTGAAAGCGAATGGGTTTCCCGCAGAGGATGTTTATTTGATTACTAATAATGAGCATGATAAATATGATTCCTCATTGAAATCCTATTGTACTGGAATATTTTTTGATGATATGTGTAATACAAAGTTGGAGTATATGCAAACTGCTCCCGCTGCTAATATTATACAGACAATTAATAATGTTCGTGCATATGGAAATATGGCGGAAGCTGATGAGAAAGGTAAAGTTCTTAAGGAACCCAAAGTGGTAAGTACTACTACTAATGTCAAAAATTTGAAATCCACTGAACAGTCGGAGTGTCCACTGTCAATAGAGCGTAGAAATGCGTATATTGTTACAGTGTCAGTGAAGGACAAATTTGCTGTGAATGGTATGTTAAACCAGGAGAAGGTGCGCAAGTATTATTGTGAAGAGTGTAATCTTGAGAACATTCCAGTTGTACCAGATTTGTGGAATTTGACGGTTGAAGAAGCTATTGGAGTTCCAAATCCAACTCCTGGGCGACCAGATTTAGTGACTTATGAACCCATTTGTTTTGAGGGCCGACCAATGGTAGATGTAGATATTCGAACTTTATTGCGATACAATCGTGATGCTTCCAAAGTTCACTTTGCTAATCAGAAAATGCTGGTGGACAATCAAACTAATCTTTCTGAAAAGATGGATTGGTGTAGTGATTGTCGTATGCCTGGTAATTTTTGTGAATGTTGTGATGATTTTAGCGATGCTTTGGAATGCCAATTTGGCTCATTGATTTCTACATTTGCTGTGAATGCGTACATGCAGAGACGAAAGAGAGTTTCCACGTTATGGTCTCAGTTTGGATCTGTCATTGAAAGTAAGACTCTATCTGCTATGGAGAAACGTTTGGAGTACCTCGAAAGTTCACCGTATTTTCAATGGACCAATTATGTTCCTAAGCAATGGTTAGAGAACGAGGTTTTACAACAAGCGATTTTGTATACCAATGCCGACCAATTGCGGGATTCTATCCGGTCACGTTATGTGTTATATGCAGTTTTATTGATTTATGCTGTTTTTACATTTATGTTAACGTGTCGTGTGCCTGTGAAATTCTTGCATGGATGTCTAACTTTCTATTGTTTGTTACGTTTTTCCCAAGTCACAGAAATTGAGAAAGCTCGTTTGTATGCTAGAATTAATCACGAGAATGGTAGCCTTAATGTTACATTCCGCAAATATAGAGATGCATCTGTTTCATATCTTACTGGTGGATGTATAGCGCTTGGTACTATTTATGCTCTGTCTTGTATTTGGAAGCATATTCGCTTGGTTGAATTACAACCTCAAGGTAATTTGTCACCAACCTCGATTAGAGAGGTTGAAGAACGTGATGAAGAGGCAGAAATTGAAC